CATCAATCTTAACATTCTTTCTAGTAGCACGATGTAGCCCTACTGTTCTTTCATTTATTTGATGGACTTCTCCTCTTGTCCTAAGTTGATGACTGAGGGTAGTCTTACCTACCATAGTTGCTCCATAAACCCCAAAGTCAATAGCGTGTAGTTTCTTGTATATCCCTAATATGGCTTCACCTACAAGTATAGCAAAACCAGTCATTAGTGACATACTAATGACCCCATAATCCTGTAACCCTTTCTATTATCCAACCCATGATATTAATATCAAAGACTCCACCAATATTACCTAAAAGTAAGGCAATAACGGTAGAGGTAGTTCCCCAAAACCATGCTCGCATTTTAAGGAACAACAAATCTGCTGAATGTGCTCTAGATTGATTATACATGTGGTCGCTATCCGACATACCCATAATATCGCTGAGAACCAACTAATCACCCCTATTGTAGAGATGTCAAGAATTCGTTACCTATCTCTCCCGTAGGTTCGGCACTAGCAGTTAATCTAGGAGGACTCTGCTTAAACTGATTAGTTAAACCAGTTCCGTATGCCTGTGCGCTTTCCCTCATCTTACTGAATTGTTCAGCATCTCTCTGCTTTCTACTCCAATAAGCATCAATCTTTCTATCAAGTAACCATAGTTCAATTTTATCATTCAAGAATAAATCGAACATAGCCTTCATTATCATGATTACACCTATGGTCGTTAAACCAAATAACCCCGCATGAACCATAGGAGTATAAGGTAAACCTACACCATACTTAGCGTAAAAGAACACTGCTGAACCACTAAGGGTTCCAGCAAAAAGTATAGTCATCACTAGCCTAGTCTCGTTTGTCAACGCTGCCATTATATTACCTCAAGCGAACTCAACTGAAACTGCTACGGCTCCACTGGTTTCCTCAAAGTATATGCCGCTTGAGCATATGACATTGTGCATATCAAACTCTATTGTTTGATTCGCACTTAGGGTGATGCGAGCAACTTCCTTTCCAGTGTTATCTGTTCCATCAAACACTTTTATGGTTGCTGCCGCACCACCCACTTCAGTAGCGTGGATTGAAGTAAGTAGCGCCCTATCGGAAGATACTATGGCACTTGCCGTTAATACTCCACTTGACCTACATACCGAACCCATAACAATTCCTCTCGTTAATTTCACTTAGAATAACCAATCTACTTAATCGTTTTTCTTAGTCGAGGTCGTTTTCTTTGCTTTTGGTTTAGATGTTGTCTTCTTTTTCTTTGGGATTAAGAGTGCATGAAGTTCCTCTGCGGTTTCAACTCTAGCCTCTCTCAAAGCAGTTGTCAACAAATTTCCAGTTAGCCCTTTTATTATCTTCCCGTCTGCTTCTTCGAAAGTGAAGAACAAGTCGGGGTCGTTAACTCTAACGATAGCCCATAGTACAGTAACAGGAGTAGAATCATTGCGAGTTATCTCGCTCATCCCTTCTGTACCTCTTATGGTTAATCTACCGATGCTAGAGTTATCGCTAAGTCTAACATTAACCATTCTATCAAGCCTCAGATGTTTCCGTAAACTCTTACACGAACCATTCCTTCATCAGCAGTTCCGCCTTGCTCTGCAACTCCTTGAGATAAAGCAAGTTTGAATTGTGATGCTGAATTGTAGGCTCCTGTGTTTTCTACTCTAACAACTGCAACATTGTCTAGTGCTTCTTGTCCTGTAACCATTGCTGCGTTTATTGTAGACAATCCTAGAGAGGAAGCAGTGACAGTTACTCCGCCAGCAACATAATTAGTAATGTTGATATGTGCGTCTACGAAGTATTCGTCACCACTAACTCTAGGTCTAGTAAACCCTTTGTGGTCTGCGATTAGTGTAACTGTATGTGCCAACTAAAACACCTCATTGTAGGTTGGTAATCTTACCTTGACCCTTGAAGAAAGAACATCCTACTTCACCAATGGTTCTGTACAATGCTCTGTTACCTAGAGCGCCTACACCGAATGGGTTGCCGTTAGCGATACCATCTTCGAAGTATTGTGTTGGCTTCATAACAGATAGCCATAGATGGTCTGTGTCTAAGAACAACATATCAGAGATGCTTGTGGAAGCACTTGTTGTAGAAGGCATGTCTTTAACTGGGATGATTGGGATGTCGTAGTATGTAGATACTCTAAATCCAACTTCTGAACCCTTGACTCCTCTAACACCGTTAACTGTTGGAACAATTTCTTTTCTATCCATGAATCTCTCTTGAGATTGTAGTAGGTCAGAGATTGCTTGAGCAGTATCATATCCTGTTAGGATAACCTTTGGAGAACCGCCTGCTTGTCTTAGTTTTCTAATTAGAGAGTTTAGGATAGTTAGAGTTAGTGCTCTTACATCACCAGCAGCGTAGCCGCTACCAAAATCAATCTCTGAGTCTAGGAAAGATGCTCCGGAGAATCTTTCACTGCCGTAAATCTTACCCAAGTTGTTAGATGCACTTGTGGTATCAGTTGCAATAACTCCACCATCAATAGCCAACAATTCTGCTCTGCTTGAAACAACCTTCAATAGAGAAGTATAGTTTTGCTCAATATCAGGCATTGCTGAGTTTTCACCATAGTGTTCTAGAGGCATAACTAGCATCTTGTTTTGAACTTCTGCGTGGTGCTTACCCATGTCTTCTCTCATCTGTGCTCTAATGTCACCGATTCCATCATCAATCATAGCCAATTCCATAGCAAGTTCAGAGAAGTCGAATTGGTGTGCGACAATCTTTGGGCTTAGGAATAGTTGAGCATATGTTGGAGCAATAGCAGCAAGTCCATCAGCAGATGTTGATAGAGCAGCGTTCTCTTTGACACCACCAATGTGGTCTGCTGCAACTGTGTCTGCACCAATAGCACCGCTTGTACCAACGGAGAATTGACTTCCGCTTCCACCAGCAGGTCTTGACTTTAGAACTCTCCATCCACTAGATGTGTATGCTCTCTTAGAAATCATTGATAGTGCGTTAACTTCTCTGTTAAGCATAGACCAAACTTTCTGTCCGTAAACGACATTGTAAAGTCCAGTTGTATCAGAGATGCCAGTACCAGAAACAGATAGTGCGCTATCGTGTCCTGTGTGGACACCAGCAACAACACCTGCTTGCTTAAGTAGAGCGTTACCTCCAAATTTGTGTATTCCGTATGTTTGTGCTTCTAGGTCTGCGATTGTGTTAATATATCCAGTCATCTTAAATTCCTCCTACCATTTTGTGAATGTCGCCCCATGACATTTCTGCGACTTCTTCAATATTAGGGAGTGTTACGACAGACTCTTCTTGAGCCTTTACAATTGCGTTCTTCTCTTCTACAAGAGACTTAGCAAGGTTGCTGAACTCTTCTTTTAGAGTTGCGATTTCTGCTTGTGCATCGTAGTTTTGCTTCTCGACTAGTGCTTCTCTGTTAGAAACTTCTTCATTGAATCTTGCTTCAAAGGATTTTTCTAGGTTCTCGTAAGCCAACTTTTCTAGTTGCTCTTGCCTGTATTGCTCGTAAGCCTTCTCAACAGTAGCGTTGTCTAGAGATAGAGTTTTGAACTCATTGTTCTCAAATGCTTTAGCAACTGGTTTTCCACCGCTAACTATTACACGGTCTGCTGGCTCACCGATTTCTACTCCTGCTTCATCAACAGTAGGAACTAATGCTTTCTCTTCTGTCTCCATCATTTCGTAAGAACCTGCTTCGGTCTCTTCGGATTCAGCCATTTCCATCATTTCTTCCTCGGCTTCTACTTTTTCATTCATTTCTTCCTCCTTTCGGAGTGCGTCTACTTCGCTCATAAGAGCGTCCAATTCGGCTAGTGCCTTTTCCATTTTACTCATTTTGTTAACCTCCTGTTTTAGAATGTCAAACTTCGCTTCGGGGTTTATTCCCTTTTCGCATATGGTGACTTCGTGCAATTCCAACTTACTAATTTCGTTGTATTGCCCCATGTCAGGATGGCTTTTCTTAACCTTCCTTAATGCCTGTCCCCCTATACTAAAAGAGCGCAAACTGCCCTTGCGAATACCTCTGTTGATTTCTTTTGCTTTTTCTATGTCGTCTCTTAGTTTAATAACAACAAAGAAGCCAACATCATCAACTCCTGTTTTCCATAGCCTACCGTTATTGTCACGGTATTCTTTGATAACTTCTCCAACTTGCACATTGGAGTGGTTAGTCATTAC